CTATCGACGGAACGTGCCCCGAGCCGCCGCAACCCGTGACGAACGCATACGACTATGGATCGTTCCTCGTGCCGGACCCGCTCGCGATCCCATACGACGCGGAAACCTTTGCCGCGCCGAACGAAACGATCCTCGACTTCGGAAACTTCACGTAACAGCAAGGAGTCCCCATGTCACTACAGATCCGACGCGGCCTCGAAGCGAATCGCACCTTCATCGCTGATGCAGGCGAGCCGCTATGGGTCACTGATACGGCGCGCCTGTTCATCGGCGACGGAACGACGACCGGAGGAATCGCGGTGCAGGCGATCCCCGCGGGAACTGCCGGGGGAGACCTGCAAGGCACGTATCCGAACCCGACGGTCCACAAGATCCACACGCACAACGTGCAGTCGGGGACGCCGTCGGAGAAGGACGTGCTGCAGTGGGAAACGGCGCACACGAGATGGAGCCGGAAGTACATCGACCTGTCGTACGTCGAGTCGTGGCTCACGGCCGGGACCGTCGCACTGAGCGCCAAGAAGTTCACGACGATCGTGACGCTTACGCTGACCGAAGGAACGTGGCTCGTCACGGGCAACGTGATGACCGTCGGCGGCGGTGACGCCAATGCAGCCGAGTTCCAGTTGATCGACGCGGCGAACGTGCAACATGGAGGCGGTGCGATCAGCGCAGTGATCGATTACGGCGCGGCGAGTACGAGCTTCACGACGATCATCACGACGGCGGGCTCGCTCGCGATTACCTTGCAAGGCATCGGATGGGATGGGTACGTCGAAGCAGTTCACATATCGCCATCCCAAGAAGTGCCGCGCGTCACGGGTATCACCGCCATCCGAATCGGATGACATTCACGCACCCCATTGCTACGATGAGGAAATGACGAGAGAGGCAGACAACACCGTGAAGCTATCGCTTCGCGATTGGCTCGCGATCGGCGCGCTCGCGCTCACGATCATGGGTTCCGTGCTAGGGGCATTCCTGCATCACGATCGACTGTTGATGCAGCTCGTCACGCAGCAGCAAGCGGCGAACTCTCGCCTCGACAAGATCGAAAGCAAACTCGAAAGGAGACTGCCATGAGCATCGTGAACGCACTGAAGGACAAGTCGTGGAAGACGACGGGCGCGGGTGTCGCGGCGATCCTCGTCGCTGGCGGCGCAGCACTCACCGCGCTCACCGACGCGAACCCGCAGACGCAGCCCGATTGGGCGGCGCTCATCGCGGCGATCATCGCGGGCGTCGGCCTGATCTTCGCCAAGGACAACGCGAAGGCCTGACGTGTATGCCGCGATCCGAGCGATCCTTGATTCGTTGCTCGCATGGGTGCATCGCCTCGTCGAGCGAAAGGGTCAAGCGTCGGACGCGCCTCGCGATCCCGACATGCTTCGCCGTGCTGGCGCTCGCATTCGCGAATGGATGCACCCGAGCGGTACTCGTGAGCGAGAGCAGTCCGATCAGAACGGGACCTGATATGCGCGGTCGCGTCTACGTGCGAAGCGCGGATGGGTGGCAACTCTCCGAGAACGCCGTAACCATTCCGGAAGGGTGGTACTGCGTTCCGCCGTCCTACGTGGAAAGCGATACCAAGTGACGCTCGCTCCCGCGTCGTGCTGCTGCGATCAGGAACCCGTAGGACCGTGCGCGCCGCTCGAAACGTATGGGCCGCTCACGATCTGCCTGAAGAACAACGCGGGGACGGAATGGAAGTACAAGCTCGAATGGACGGGCGCATGCGACTGCGCCGTTGACAATATCAACGACTGCCCGATTCCGACCGCATCGGCGCCGACCTACGGAGGCGGATGCTCGATTGTGCAAGGGTACTACGCGTGCGACTGCCCGTTCTCGGGACTGACATGCACGGAACAGAGCATCACGGCGCAAAGACAGATGCAGGGGTGCTACGCGCTCCCGTTCACGACGAAGGGGCAATACTCGAGCGCCGGGTACTACATCACGCCGGAAGGAAACCCGACGACGCTCATAGCGCCGACGGCGGGCATCACCGTGCAGTGGGCGGTACCGATCGAAGAGCGATTCAGTTTCGACAAACAGACCTACGGAACGTGCGAGCAGTGCGAAACGTGGACGCTGATTCAAGACACGACGGGACTGCAGATGCCGTATCGCGCGCGCTTCTCGGGGCCGCCGTACATCACGAATGGTCCGCCCGTATGGACGATCCGAAAGCAGACGACGGGAAGCGTCGCAAGCCGATGGGAAATCACCTCGACGGCGTTCAACATCCGCAACTCGAGCGGCGTCATCGTCTACACGATCGCGCTCGCAGGGCAGACGCTCGGGTCCTTGTTCACGGCGATTGATACGCAGACCGCGGCGCCGGTCGTGCTTGTGAAGCAGTACACGCCGATCGGGGTCTACAACGCTGACCTGATGCCGGCAACCTCGCTCGAGCCGCGTGCGCAGTCGCCTGTATTCAGCGGGCTCACGACGCAGACCGTTCGCTTGTTCGACCTCGCATCGGGCGAGCAGCGACGAATGGCGCTTCCGACCGTCACGCCAGTACCAGATCCGATCCCGGGTGCGGCCGGAGCCGTCAATCCGTGGGGATCGTTTCAGTGGCAGTTCGACCACGCGTTCGGGCAAACGACGGCGCCATATACGAACGCGGCGTACAGCGTATTCGCGGCAGACGTCGGCTACTCAGAGGCAACGGTCGCGGCATTCTGCGGTGGATTCGCGCACTCGTGGGACTGGGATTGGATTCAGAACTTCTACGACGTGCAATGCGCGAACTGGACGCCGGGGGAGAATCCGCCAGGAAGCCCCCAAATCGGATCCTTCACGCGCACGACTGATCCGACCTCGTGCAACGGATGCCCGTTCGGTGTTGAGAGCATTCCGTGCTCGTCATATGGCGGTTACACGTTCGAGGACCTTCTGCCGCTGAAGGCGTTCTACGTGCTCGGCACGGAAGGCACGGGGAAAGTGACCTCTGCGGATATGTGTCTGCAGCAATACGGAGGGACGCGCAGCTACTGGGGATGCGATCCATTCGAAGGTGAAGCAGACTGCTGCTGCCCAGAAGTCAACGGAGACAACTGCTCGTCGGCCTTCCGCCTATTCTCGGGATGCGCGGCCGTGACCTCGTCATTTGGGCAGTTCGCGGAGTACGTGTTCTCGGTGTCGAGGTAAGGACATGAAGCAGACGATCACGATCAACACGCGCGCACGACGATGGAAGCTCGAGCTCGACGAAGAGACGAGCGCCGTGACCGTGCTCGAATGCGCGGAACATCAGCGACCGATCATCGAGCGCGCGGCATCATGGGCGAAGGCAGAAGCAAGCCAACTGATGCAGGGTCCGGTGTCGAGCGAGGAGTACGACGCGCGTATCGCCGTATGCGCGCTCTGTCCCGAACTTGATGCCGCTCCCGCGCCGAAGGTTGGATGGTGCAAGAAGTGCGGATGCGCGCGCAACTCGCGCGCCGAACTCACGATCAAGGGTCGCATGCCTGCGGCGAAGTGCCCGCTCGACAAGTGGCCGAAGGTTGCATCGACTCCATCGCCGACGTAGGATCGCTCCGTCCGGCGCGGCGCCCTGACGAGGATCGACGGCATGTGCCGACGAGACTGCCCGACCGGACCTGACCCCCGGAAGCGCGCCCCGTAGACCTCGCGGTCCGGGGCGCGTTCCATTCCCCTCACAACCCGCCTACGTTGCCCTGTGCGACGTTCCCGCGCGCCCGACGCCCCGTCGCCCTGTGCGACGCCCCGTCGCCCTGTGCGCGTTTTCCACGCCCGATAGCGACCCGGGAAAAAATCTGCGAAATATCTGATGAACCCCCTGTACAACTCTACCGACGACGGTATAGTTCACCCATCAGCACCGCGCTGATTCGCAACCCCGAACGGAGACACCCATGACCATCTACACCGCCGAGCTCGAGACCGAACGATTCACCTTCCGCGGAACGGGCCTCACCGCCGCGAGCGCCAAGGGCGCGCTCGTCAAGGGCCTCGCGAAGCATGCCAAGGATTACGGCCTCGCCTCGAACTGGTGGAAGCCGTACGAGTGCGACATGTTCATCCACCCCGCGTTCGTCGGCACGTGCACTCGCGATAACGAAATCCTCTAACCGATCACCCCGAACCCAACACCCAACACCATGCCGACCATCGCCACCATGTCCACCGCGCTCCCGACCCTCCCCTCTGTCAAGACGCTCACCTTCGGCGTCGAAATCGAAACGGGAATCCCGTACTCGACGGGCCTCAACGTCGGCGGCTACCACAACGGACGCGTCGTTCCGAACATGCCCGAGCGCGGCATCGTGAGCGGCAAGTGGAAGGCGTCCTCCGATGGAAGCATCAACGTCGCCAACATGCAAGGCGTCGAGTTCGTGTCGCCTGTCCTCCGCGGCGCCGACGGCCTCGACAACGTCGCGATCGCCGTCGAGCGGATTCACGCGATGGGCGCCAAGGTGAACCGCACGTGCGGCGTGCACGTGCACGTGGCGTTCCCGACCAATGACCTCGCCGCCGTTCGTCGCCTCGTGCACCTCGTCGCGCATTGGGAGTCCGCGCTCTACGCAACGACGGGCACGAAGTCGCGCGAGCAAAACTCCTACTGCCGTTCGATCAAGACCCCGAGCATGCGCGCCGCGCGATACGGTTCGATGGGCGACGTGCGCACCGCCGTCATGTCGAACCGCTACCACACGCTCAACCTCATGCCGATCCTCACGGGCTCGCAGCCGACCGTCGAGTTTCGCGTGTTCAGCGGAAGCGTGAACGCCAAGAAGATCGTCGCGTGGACGATGCTCGCTCTCGCGATCGTCGAAGCCGCGCTCAACGGCCACCGCGCCAAGGCGTTCGACATGCCCGAAACGAGCGTCGAGCGCGAGTGCGGCGAAGGTCGCGGCGAGCGACTCGTGAAAGCGATGCTCAACGACCTGTTCGTGTGGAACGGGAAGAGCGCGACCCGCGGCCAATACGGGCACGAAACCTACACCCATGAGTTCATGCGGAAGCAGCTCGGCCGCATGGCAAAGAAGTACGACCTGATCGACGCCACCGAAATCGACTAATCGACACCCATCACCTCATCACGAAAGGATACGACACCATGTGCGGACTATTCGCCCTGTTCACCTCGACCCCGGACGCCACCATCTGCCCCCGCTCGGCATGCCGCCTCGCCGCGGCGCAAGTCTCCCGCGGGCATCACGCGTGGGGCATCGCGTGGCTCGACACCGTCGGCATCATCCGGTCCTACCGCGCGATCGGCCCCGTGACCGACTCGCTCGAGATCATCGCCGACATCGCCAACGAAGCGACCGCCCTGATCGGGCATACCCGATGGGCGACGCACGGCGCTGCCGATGACCTCGCGTGCGCCCATCCGTTCACGTGCGGCGGCGGCTTCCTCGCGCACAACGGCATCATCCCGTCGCACGAACGCATCGCTCGCGAGCACGGACTGCTCTGCACGAGCGAGTGCGACTCCGAAGTCCTCGCTCGACTCGTCGAATATCACGGCGTCACGGGCCCCGCGGGCGCCTTCCGCGCGGCGATCAACACCGTCCCGCACGGCGCGCCGCTCGCGACGCTCGCCCTGTTCGGGGGCACCGACCCGCGCATCGTCTACGCCCGACGCGGCAACCCGCTCGCCCGTACGACGATGACGCACGGCAAGGCGACGCTCACGCTCCTTGGCTCGCACGTTGCCGCCGCGCCGTCGATCGACGATGACACCGTGACCGTGCGACACCTGTTCCGACGGGGGGCACCGATCACCCTCACGCTCGACCGTACCGCGCCGACCATGAAGAACGTCCGCGGCTCAACCCTGT